ACCAAGCATAGTAGCTAATTTACCATCATTGGTTGGACTATGCCAATCTGTCGGTTGATCTGCCACTTTATGATGTTGTCTGTGATTTCTTGCATACTGCATAGGACTGCCTACACCCAAAAACATACTAACCCAGGCTAAGAAATTTTCCATCGCAGGAGTTGTATTGAAACTCTTGTGACTAAAATATCGATGCATTCCGATAGTGTTTCCGAATAATTGTATAAATTTATGCCAGAAAATAACCAACGCTAACCACCACAAACTAGCGTCGCCGACTACTAATTTATATATTGCATAAAAACTTAATGCATAGATTAAGGTTATGAATAGTCTATATTCGTTTAATACATATTGTTTTTTAATAAGTTGTGTGATTTGCATAATATTCTCTACTATTGTTTAATTATACTGTACTTATTAAACACACTCTGTACGGCTTGCGCTTGTGATACTGCATCTTCTAATGCGTTGTGCAACCCTGCTTTGTTTTTATCACGTGGGTCACCGAGACTACTTAGCATTGTTCTACTGTCACGGATTTGCCAAAACTGCCAAGGACACGGTTTGCCTAATCGTCTGTATAAGTTCTCGAGAATCACAATGTCAAACACTGGACCTTGTGCCCAAATGTTATCTGCTCCTACTAAGAACCGATTTAAGTTTTGTGTAAATTCTTCTAAGCTGATACGATTTTCTGGACTCATTGCCTCTTCACGTACATCATCTGCTTGTTTACCCCACCAAGCAATAGTATTTTCGTCTACGTGACTGCCCAATGCAAGTTGCTCGTCGACGTTAATACGATGGTAGATACCATCTGTTAATGGCTCTTGATTGTATGGGCTAAACTTAATAGCACCAAATGTTAAGATAGTTGCTTCTGGGCGTGTGCTTAGTGTTTCTAAGTCTAACATAACTGAAAAACTCATTTTATTCCTTTAATAGTTTGATTGTTTCTGCATGTGCTACACGTTTACGCAAACTCGAACTTGAAAATGAATGGTCACGATCGTTGAATACTAATTCAATGTTTCGATGATTACATTCATCCCTGCCTGTAAAATTTTCATGATAATATTCTATACCTAATATACGTACATCCAATGGCAGTATTAATAGTAAGTCTATTAAATCTTGTTCTGTTTGATAAACAACAACCTCATCTACATAACGACAAGCCGCTAATTGTATTTGTCGTTCAACGATACTTTGAATTGGTGGATTTTTAGAATCAGGACGGTCAATAGTTGGGTCAGTTTGTAACCCACAAATTAAGTAATCGCAATGGTTTTTAGCTTCACTTAACATGGCTACGTGCCCAGCATGAAACATATCCCAGGCACTGAATGTAATACCTATGCGTTTGCCCTCTTCTTTCAACTGTCTGATTTTATTAAAAATCATTTGTTAATTCCTTTGATATACATTCTGTTTTTCCACCTATAGTTAAATTAGATGGACAATATAAAAATTCTCTATTTTCATTCAATAATTTTTGTTCAGATAAAAAACAATTATATAAATTATCCTCTTTAACCCAACAAATCTTACCATTATTATTTTTTATAAAGTTATAAAACCGGGTTTTCATAGAAACAGTAATACCAATTTTATAAAACTTAGTACCATCTGTATCAAATAATTCTATAAAATATAAAAATCCCGGTTTTTCTTTAAGTGCCGGATTCTTTTCAAATACAGATTCACAGTATTTGCCAGGTCCGCCACTTGCAGTACATAGTTTACATCCTGCTCCGTTTTTGTGCAATTCTGGTTTTTGCCAAAATTCACCGTGTAAAGGACATAACATTTTCATTTTAACACTGTTTCTTTTATAAGTAGTATCGTCATACTTATAATATGCTTTATTTTTTTCTGGGAATAAAGCGTACATTTCTTCCCAAGAAAAAGACCGCTTATCTGCCTTGCACTTAGGGCATCCATGTTTCCATATATGGTCTGCTGGATTTTGCCAGAAATCTCCATGCTTGTTACACGTAATACACACTTTTTCTAACATAGACTTATATTCTACTTTTTTATAAGAATACACAGTCTGGTGTACTTCTATTGCTCTTTTAATAAATTCGTCTGGTGTTAATTTTTTGCTCATAATAGTGTCCTCTACTATTATTTATCACTCAGACGTGTAATATATCAAAAGTGTATAATCATTTTGTATCAGCTTCCAGTTTAATTACAAGTGGAAAGCCATTTGCACGTGCAAGTTGGGTAGCTTCAACACCTTTTTGTTCTGCCATTTCATATGGTAAGATAATAACTGTTGCGCTACCTTCTTCGTGAATGGTTTGTGTAATTTCGACTGCTGTATCAACTGCAATGTCAAATACAACACGTAAACTTTCAATAACAAATTCCATAGTGGTAACATCATCATTAATGTAAATGACTTTGTACATGCTCGGTTCTTTAACCGCTAAGTTTGGAGTTGTTTTAACTTTTGCAATTGCTTTTGCCATACTGTGCTCTCTTTATTTGTTTTGTTAATAGTAGGTAGCATTTCTGCTACCCTTAATACTATTATACTACTTCTGGAACGTAATTGCAACCTTTTTCGGCGTTGCTGTCTCTGGAATAATATGCTCAAGTGTTACAGTAAGTATACCATTCTTTACGGCTGCGCCTTTAACTTCAACATTCTCTGCCAGTGCAAAACTACGGACAAAGTTACGTGCCGCAATACCACGATGAATGTATTCCACCTCAGATGATTCTTCGGTGACGTGTTCACCTTTGATTACTAACTCAGTGTCAATAATCTCAACGTCTAATTCTGATTCGTCAAAGCCAGCTACTGCAATTTCAATCGCAAATTGCGTTACTGTCTCATGCAAGTGATCATTCTTATGTTGAATGATATTGTACGGTGGATAGTTAGTTGCGTTTAATGTGCCAGCAGTACGATGCAATTCATTAAACATATGATCAAACCCAACTGCAAATCGTCGAATATCCGGAATGTCGAGTGTTGTGTAAACGTGTTTAGTAGCCATTATTTACTCTCCTTGTCAACTTCTGTAAACTCTGCATCAACAACACCATCTTGCGATTCCGTTGCTGTTTGCGCACCAGGCTCAACTGTTGCTGATTCGTGTGCTTTTGCCGCTTCAAACAATGGTGCAACAGGCTCGTACAACTTACCGATTGCTTCATTAATTTTCTCTGCATCATCACCTTTAATTGCTTCTTCAAGATCTTTAACTGCGGCATCAATTTTACTGCGTTGTTCTTCAGTAATTTTATCACCATGGTCTGTTAGATTCTTGCTGATGTCATTTAACTGTGCTTCTGCACCGTTTTTAGCTTCAACAACTTCACGTGCTTTTTTATCTGCATCAGCGTTAACTTCTGCATCACGCACCATAGCATCAATCTCTTCTTCAGTAAGACCACTGTTTGCTTTAATAGTAATCTTGTTTTCTTTGCCTGTGTTTTTATCTTTAGCACTTACTTTTAAGATACCATTTGCATCAATGTCTAGAGTAATTTCAATTTGCGGAGTACCACGCATTGCAGGTGCAATGCCTTCTAAATTGAATTGCCCAAGTACTTTGTTGTCTCGAACAAACTCACGCTCACCTTGTGCTACCATAACAGTAACAGCTGGTTGATTGTCCTCTGCTGTAGAGAATGTTTGGCTTGCTTTGGTTGGAATGGTTGTATTTTTCTTAATTAACTTAGTCATAATACCACCCATTGTTTCAATACCAAGTGATAATGGAGTTACATCTAGTAACAATACATCAGTTTTATCGCCACCTAGCACTGCACCCTGAATTGCCGCACCGACTGCAACTGCTTCATCTGGGTTAACATCTTTACGTGGTGCTTTGCCAAAGAATGCTTCAACAGCTTCTTGTACTTTAGGCATACGTGTTTGACCACCGACTAAAATAACATCATCGATATCGTTAATATTAATGCCAGAGTCTTTAACTGCAATCTTACATGGGTCGATTGAACGTTTAATTAAATCTTCTACTAAACCTTCAAACTTAGCACGTGTTAATTTAACTGATAAGTGTTTTGGACCAGTGGCATCAGCAGTAATGTATGGTAGATTTACATCTGTCTGTGTTGAACTTGACAATTCAATTTTAGCTTTTTCTGCGGCTTCTTTAAGACGTTGTAGTGCAAGCATATCTTGTTTTAAGTCAATGCCAGACTCTTTCTTAAACTCATCAACCAAGTATTCCATTACACGTTGGTCAAAGTCTTCACCGCCCAAGAATGTATCACCATTCGTTGATAGCACTTCAAATTGTTTCTCTCCATCTACATCACTAATATCGATAATACTAATATCAAATGTACCACCACCTAAGTCGTATACAGCAATCTTACGGTCTTTTTTATCGCCTTTGTCGCAGCCAAATGCTAGTGCCGCCGCTGTTGGTTCGTTAATGATACGCAATACTTCTAAGCCTGCAATACGACCTGCATCTTTAGTTGCTTGACGTTGTGAGTCATTAAAGTAAGCAGGTACTGTAATAACAGCCTGTGTTACTTCATAGCCTAAATAGTCTTCTGCTGTTAATTTCATTTTGCGCAATACTTCTGCTGAAATTTGTGGAGGTGCTAATTTGTCGCCATTAACTTCAACCCATGCATCACCATTTTCGTTTTTAACAATAGTGTAGGGCATTAAGTCAATGTCTTTTTGCACTGCTTCTTCGTCAAACTTACGACCAATAAGTCGTTTGCTTGCGTAGATTGTGTTCTTTGGATTAGTAACTGACTGACGTTTAGCACTTGCGCCAACCATAATTTCATCGCCATAAGCAACGATTGATGGTGTAGTACGTGCGCCTTCTGCATTTTCAATTACACGGGGTTTGTTGTTTTCAAGAATGGCCACACAAGAGTTAGTGGTGCCTAGGTCAATACCTATGATGGTGTTTTTGCTCATATATTTCTCCTTTAGTTAAGCAAGAATAATTTAGTAGACCCTAATTAGGCATCTACATAACTATTTATCTTATATAGTATACGGTACTACATTATTTGTCAACCATTTTAATTTATTAATTTTATAGTTATCGATAAATTTGGTTGTTTGTTCATTAATTAGCTCTTGGTCAAGTGGATTATCGCCC